CGGACGCCACCATCGACGCCTATTTGCAGGGCCGGTACGAGGTGCCGCTGTCCAGTGTGCCGGCCAAAATCCGGCAGATCAGCGTGGACCTTGCCTTGTACCATCTGTTCTCCCGCAAGGACGACACCGCGCCCGAGACGCGGCGCGGCCGCTACCAGGACGCCCTCCGCTTCCTGGAACAGGTGGCCTCGGGCCGGATTCGCCTGGGCGCGCCAACGCTCGCGGCCGAGACCACGCCGGACGCGGCCGATCTGAAAGCGAGCGACCGCCTCTTTAAGCGGGACCGGATGAAAGGCTTCTGACGTGGCCGGCGATACGATCCGCTTGAAGACAAACGACCGGGACGTCCGGGACCTGATGGAAAGCCTGGCCCGGCGCCTGGCCGATATGACCCCGGCCTTGGCCGAGATCGGGGAGATCCTCGGGGAAAGCGTTAAGAACAATTTCAAAAGCGAGCGCTCTCCCCAAGGAACTCCTTGGAAGCCGCTCTCGGCGCGGACTTTGGCCGGCCGGCGCTTGCCCGGACGCATCCTGAACGAAACCGGCACCCTCAGGAATGCCCTCCACGTCAGCGTCTCCGGCAATCGAGTGACCGTCGGTACAAACGTTATCTATGCCGCGGTCCACCAGTTCGGCGCGCGCCAAGGCCAGTTCGGCGAGGTTCAGGCCAAGGTGCGGCCGTTCGTGCGGCGGGACGGCACGAGGGTCCGGGCTCATACCCGGCGCATGAGGGTGCCTTGGGGCGACATCCCGGCCCGGCCGTTCTTGGGAAAACCCCAGGAGCGGGACTGGGCGGAAATCAAAAACACCCTATCCCGGTTCATTGTAAACGGACGGTAGGGGCGGGTTTTAAACCCGCCCGGGCGGGTCTCAGACCCGCCCCTACGGGAGATCGAATTGAGCCTTTCCGGTTACACCATCGAGCAGATCGAGGATGCGATCATCGAAACCCTGGCCCATGACCCGACCCTGGCCTCTTACGTGCGGACCTTCGACCGGCTGCCCTGGGACCGTGCCGACGAGCTCGAAAAGCTGGTGCTCCAGTACCCGGCCCTGCTGGTGGCCTATATGGGGCAGACCGACGACAGCGGGATTTCGGACGCGCTTTTCCAGACCGGCATCTTCGCCGTCTGGTGTTGCGCCCGCAACCTGCGCTCGCTTTCAGCCGCCAGCCGTTCTATTCAGGGCGAGGCCGGAGCTTATGACTTGCTGGATGATGTGGCTTCGTGCCTGCATCATTCGGACCTGGGCCTGGACGCCACGATGCTGATCTGCCGATCCGTCCGGGTCGAACCCCTGGCCGCCTCGCCCCGCATGGTCATTTTCAGCCGGGAGTTTGAAGTGGAGTGGTTGCGGCCGGAAGCATAGCACGGCCGCCCCGGCCGTGAATCATGGGCGAGACGCCCATGCCACGAGGGAGAACCAAATGGACATGACACCCTACATCGGCCGCGTGCGGCTCGCCTGCCCGCGGGAGACCTGCCTGGACCGAACCAAGGCGCGGCCCGACGCCGGATGCGCCTCTTGCCCGGAATGCCAGGCCGAGATCATCGACCTCGACGGCAAGGTCCTGGCGGTATTTCAAGCCCGTTCGGGCGACGCATGCGTCGCCCCTACAGAGCCTCGGCCACAGATCGTAGGGGCGACGCATGCATCGCCCGCTCCCGAACCCGAACAAAAGGCCGCGGTGAACCCTCGGCCCGAACCCGTAGGGGCGACCGGCGGTCGCCCGAAGGAGGAATAACCGATGCCTTATAACACCACGCCGTTTCACGGCCGGAAATGCCGCGTCGAAAAAAATAACGTGGCCATGGACTATTCCGAGGGCTGGTCCCTGGATGTCGAACTGGAAATGGCCGACATCTCCCGCCAGGGCCAGAACTGGAAAGAGACCTTGCCGGGCATGGCCTCCTGGCGCGGCAGCTTCAATGGCCTGTTCGTGGCCGGCAACACCGAGCAGAAGGCCTTTTTCGACAACCTGGTGGCTGCCGCACCCGGCACCAAGCTGACCGATGTCAAGTTCCTGCTGGACGGCGACACGAACGCCTTTACCGGCAGCCTTTACATCACCAGCCTGTCCGTGGCCGGCCGCATGGGCGACAAGGTGACCTTCACCTGCAATTTCGTCGGCGACGGCGCCCTGACCCTGACCAGCGCGGCGTAACACGCCTCGGCCGTAGGGGCACGTTGTCCTTCGGCCTGGCTCAGGACCGTGAGCCCGTCGAACGGCACGTGCCCTGATTTGGTGCATGGTCAAGGGGGCACGTGCAACGTGCCCCTACGGAGGTAAATTATGTCTTCCCCCACCACGCCGACCCACGGTAAATATGCGGCCCTGTATCGCCGCCGGCCGAACGGCTTCAAGGGCTCGGGCCTGAACGACGCCAGTTGGGGCACGGCTTACAGCGCCGCGTCCTCGGCCTATTTCGAGGTGGTCATCGACACCGAGGGCACGCCGGACAAGTTCAAATGGCGCAAGAACGGCGGGTCCTGGACGACCCTGGTGTCCATCACCGGCGCGGCCCAGACGCTCTCGGACGGCCAGACCATCACCTTTGCCTCCACGACCGGGCACACGCTGAACGACCAGTGGGTCATCGGCAACCTCAAGGACGAGGCTTGCACCGAGGCCGGCGTGGACGCCCAGATCACGGACGCGACCAAGCGGCTGCTCAACCCGAACGTGCCGCCGGCCTGGATCGATTCGGGCGGCTACCAGGCGCGGACCGTGGATTTTTCCCAAGGCAAAGCCTCATTCTCCGGCAACGTCACCCAGGTCACCGTCACCGGCAACAATGGTTTTATCCCGGAGGCCAGCCTGGAAAAAATCGGCTACCTGATCGGCTGGAGCCTGGACCTGGCGCTCGAGCTGGCCGAATTGAACTACTGCGGCCAGCAGTGGAAGCAGTACCTGCCGGGCATGGCCAGCGGCAAAGGTTCGGCCGAGGCTTTCTTTATTGCCGGCAAGAGTTTCCTGGACGCCCTGGTGGCCGAGGCTGGCGGCGGCAACGCTTACTACTTGCTCCAGCTTTTCAACTATGACCCGGACCAGGACCAGACCGGCGACCACGTCACCGCTTGGGTGACGTTCGACAGTTTCAGCCCGGACGTACCGATCAATGCCGTGGCCAAGGAGCGCGTGAATTTTTCCACTGTCGGCCCGGTGTCGTTCGCGGCGAACACATAATCGCGATTTGTAGGGGCACGCTGCGCGTGCCCTGGGCACGCGCAGCGTGCCCCTACGGGAGAATGAACCATGTTCAAAATCGATTTCACCGATCTGTCCTACGACGCCCGATGGTACGAATTCGGGGAAAGCGGGGCGCGCCTGAAAATCCGGCCCTACCCGCTCAGCCAGGCCGTGACCGTGATTCAGGACGGCGGGCTGCGAATCTCCGGGGCAGAGCAATGCCGCCTTTTCAAGCATTGCCTGGTGGCTTGGGAGGGCGTGGTCGGCGCGGACGAAAAGCCGTTGCCGTGCACGGATGAAGTCAAACAGAAAATCTACGATTTCAACCTCGGAGGTCTGGCGGCCTTTGTCCTGGCCAAGGATCGGGAGTTTCGGCAGGCCAAGGACGCGCTCGAAAAAAACTAATGGCCTGGGCGCGCCGGCGCTTCGACCCGCAGCCCATGACCTGCGGGCTTTGCCGGCAAGCCCAAAGAGACGGATTCCGAAATGACCCCTGCCCTGGAATGGATGGAATCGAAACCCTTGGGTCCAGCCCTGTTGAGACCTGCCCGACTGGCGAGGTTGTCCGGCTCGCCCCTACCCTGGGGCGATTTAAATGGCTGCTGGAGCGCGTCTGGCCGCAACTCTGGAATGGCATGGGCGGCGTGCAACCTGACGCCCTGCGCCATGCCTTTGAAGTTTACGGTGTGCCGCCAGGACAAAAACCCGTGCTGAACGATTTTTTCAATATCGTCATCTTCACCGCCCGCGAAGCAACGGACAGGAGCCGGTGGAAGGGTCCGGAGACCCGACTCTAGAGTCTTGAGCCTCAAACCGCCAGACCACGGACTCCAGACAAAAAAGCCAGACGACGGAATGAACCATGCCTGACATACGTTTACAAATCGAGCTGATCGTTGACGACAAGGGCACGGCCACGGTGCAGCAGTTCGGCCGGGCCGTGGAGGACGCGACCCGCCAGGGTGAGCGCGCCTTCGACCGCCTCGGCCAACGCCTGGAGGCCCACGAGGCCGGAATATCCGACCTGACCCGGCATGCGACCTCGCTAGGGAGCGCGCTCGCCGACCTGGACGGCGGCCTGGACCAGGCACGGTTCCTGGAGCGTGAGCCGGACCAGTCCGCCTGGCCGGCACTTTTGCCGCCGACCTTTTTTGACGGCCGGTCCGGTGAGGATCTTATCCGGCCCATCCCTGACGACCTGGTCCGGAGGGCTTGGCTTTGGCCGCAGACCCCTCAGGAAGCCCCGTCTTTGGCCATACCGCCAGGATCCTTGTTCGAGCCGATCCCTCGCCCCACCCCGACCCTGAACCAAGCCGATGAACCAATCCGCCCGCCTGTCCTGCCGTCCCCGACCGCACCGGCTGACCAGACGCCGCTTCGTGGCCCCGCGCCTGACCTTTCCTTCCCCTGGGCAATCCAGGTCCCCCCAGAAACACTGACGCCTCCTGAAAAAATAGATGATGCCTGGCGCTCTTGGGCCGACGCGGCCGAAGAAACGGCCGCCGAAGCATATGCGGCCATGACGGCCGAGTCTGGGGCCAGCGCAGAGGCCCAGCAGGCGCACGCCAAGGCTCTGCATGCCTACCAGCAGGAAAAGTTTTCCGATCTGGTGGACCTCAGCCGGACCACGGCCTGGGGTATGCAAGACGCCTTTTCCGAAATCTTTTTTGACGCCTTCCGCGGCGGACTGAAGGACCTTTCCGACTACACGGATATGATCCTGGCGTACATGCAGCGTAGCATCGCCAATTCCCTTGGCCGGCAGACGGCGCAGCTTCTCACCGGCTA